CTCCCCCGGAAAAAACCCCCGCCCCCCGCCGGTACATCCTCGAGTACAAGAGCGGTATCGAGGAGATGAACCCGTGGCTCCTCGAACGCCACGGGATGATCTATCCAGGGGATCGCTTGACGCTGACCTATTGGATCAAGGGAGAGGAGGAGCAGAAATGAACGAATGGAAGAACCGCACGACGCGCCTTGTGCGGGATGGTGTGAAGGTGTCCGTCATGTCCTACAAGGACACATTCGGGCGCGGATGGTTCACGATGCTCACGATTCCGAACGGGGACAACACGATTGTATCCCACCTGGAGCGTGAACGGCAGGATGCGGACGTGTGGCATGACAATCTGGTGCATATCCTGGAGCAGATGGGTTGCACGGTGTTTTCAAAGGAGATCGACGGCAAAGAAAAAGCGCCCGAGGCGGCGGCAACCGCTCTGAGCGCAGAAGAATAACAATCTACCGTGAGTATATCACGGGGAACGGAGGAAACGCAAATGAAGAAGCGTTACAAGATGATGTTCAACCTTGAGGGGGCAATCGAGGTGGTTGCCTCCTGCGAGGATGAGGCGGATCGGATCATCGCAGACATGGATCGCAGTGATCTGCTCAAGGACTACGATGAGTACGGTTTTACCGTCACGTCCTGTGAGATGGATGAGGAGGAGTAACGTGGCAAAACTTATCATGACGGTCGCCGAGATGGCGGACGAAAAGAAGTGGCTGGACGCCCGCCGCGAAGGCATCGGCGGCAGCGATGCCTCCGTCATCGTCGGGCTGAACCGCTGGAAGTCGCCCTTCCAGCTCTGGCTCGAGAAGACAGGGAAGGCAGAACCGGAAGACCTCAGCGACAACGAGTATGTTTACTGGGGTAAGGTGCTTGAGGAGGCAGTCGCCAACCGCTTCTGCGAGCTGACCGGGAAGAAGGTGCAACGGCGTGGACTGCTCCAGATGGACGACTACCCATACATCCGCGCCAGCGTTGACCGCATGGTCATTGGCGAGAACGCAGGACTTGAGTGTAAGACCTGCAACGGCTTCGCGGCAAAGGAGTGGGAGGACGACGAAGTCCCCACCGCTTACTATGTGCAATGCCAGCATTACATGATGGTCACGGGTTGCGAGCGGTGGTACATCGCGGTGCTCATCGGCGGAAACCATTTCGTCTGGAAAGAGATCCCGCGTAATGACAATGAGATTGACCTCCTGCTTCAGGCGGAGATCGACTTCTGGCACAAGGTAGACGCGGGCATCATGCCAGAGGTAGACGGCAGCGAGAGCTGCAAGGATGCCCTCGCGGCAGAGTTCCGAGGCGGCAACGCAGAGCCGCTGACGCTTCCCGATGCGGCGACAGTGATCATCGAACGCATCCGAGCCCTCGATGACGCGAAGAAGAACACAGAGGAAGACCTCGAGCACCATAAAAACCGGCTCCGCCGGCTGATGGGCGACTACGAACTCGGCTACGCAGGTGACTACAAAGTCACCTGGAAGACGCAGGCAGGGCGCACGACCGTCGACAACAAGGCACTCAAGGCAAAAGAGCCTGCCATCTACGCCAAGTACGTGAAGCAGGGCAAGCCGATCCGCGTCCTGCGTATTAGCTGACGGATAAAGAGGGGAGACAATCATCATGGCAAGTGTAAAAGGCGGCGCGATCCAGAAAGCGCAGGAACAGAAGACCGCAGCTGCACAGCAGCAGCGCACAATCAAAGATCTCATCGTGTCGATGGAGGGGCAGATCAAGAAAGCCCTGCCCTCCGTCCTCACCCCCGAACGCTTCACGCGCATGGTACTCACGGCACTGAGCGCAGACCCGAAGCTCCGCGCGTGTACGCCGCAGAGCTTTCTCGGGGCAATGATGCAGGCGGCACAGCTGGGCGTAGAACCCAACACACCGCTCGGACAGGCGTACCTCATCCCGTACAAGAACCACGGGACGCTTGAGTGCCAATTTCAGCTCGGCTACAAGGGACTTCTCGACCTTGCGTACCGCAGCGGGGAAGTCACCATCATTCAGGCGCACGAGGTCTGCGAGAATGATGAGTTTTCATACGAGTTCGGGCTTGAGCCGAAGCTGCGGCACGTCCCGACAACGGGCAAGCGCGGCGCAGTCACGCACTATTACGCGATGTTCAAGACCAAGAGCGGCGGCTACGGCTTCCACGTTATGGGGCGCGGCGAGATGGAGGAGTTCGCCAAGAAATACAGCTTCGCCTACAAGAAGGGATATTCGACGCCCTGGGCTACAGACTTTGACGCGATGGCAAAGAAGACCGTCCTAAAGGCGTGCCTCAAGTATGCGCCGATCAAAACGGAGTTCGCACGGACGCTGAGCGCGGATGAGACCATTAAGACCGAACTCTCGGCGGATATGGTCAGCGCGGCAGATGAGACGGACTACATCGAAGCAGAGGCGGTCGAGGTAAGCGATGATAATCTGCCGGCAGAGGACGCCACGCCGCAGCCGAACAAGTTCATGACTTCCGCGCAGGACGATGTGCCGCCCAATGTGGATCCCGAGACAGGAGAGATCACAGGCTGACATGAGGCTGGTAGGGAGGCGCATACACGCCTCCCTTTACCGGCGTAAATAGATACAGAACATAAAGGAGGATCATCATGGATATCACCGTCAAGAAGATCAAGGCGGCAAAAGGGAAGCTCGTCTTTGAGTACGACAAGAAGGAAGACGGCAACCTCCCTATCAGCACGCACAAATCGACGTTCGAGGAAGAGCCGGAGCCGTCGTTCTGGGAGGCATTCGGGTATCTCTGTGTCGACGTGTGCAAGATACTCGAGGTAGACCCAGGGCAGTACGCCAAGCGCATCGTTCCGACGGCCGTTAGCTACTCTACGGACGCTAACGGCTATGATGGCGCGATCATTACCTGTGAGTACCACATGCCCCAGTCCGGAACGATGACCACGATCAACACGCCGTTCTTCCGGTTCCCGCAGACAGATGAGCAGGTGGGGCTGTCGAGTTACTTCAGCGAGGATGCCGAGGAACACCTGCGTGACCTCATTCATGAGGCGGTGCGCTATCTTGAGGGGCATCGCGGGCAGGGCGGACTGTTTGACGATGAGGAGCAGGATCCGCGCAACGTAACGCCCGAAGATTCACCTGTGCGCCTTGCGGCGCTGGGACGCAGCGGCACGGACATTCGGCAGATCGCGGGGTAAGGAAATGGCTGACAAGCGGTACTACTGGATCAAGATCAAGTCCGACTTCTTCGACCTTCCAACGATTGACTGGCTGCAAGACCAGAAGAACGGGTGCGAGTACATCGTTCTTTATCAAAAGCTCTGCCTTCTCTCTGCGAATAGCGGCGGGGAGCTGGTACGCAAGGTCGGGGACATGCTCATCCCTTACGACATCAAGAAGATCGCTGAGGTCACGCGTTTCAAGTTCGATACGGTAGTCGTTGCGATGGGACTTTATAAGAAGATCGGACTTATCGTGGAACGCGAGGATGGCGTGTTCGTTGTCGCAGGAATCGGTGAGATGGTCGGCAGCGAGACAAAGTGGGCAGAGAAAAAAAGACTGCAACGGGACAAAGGAGGGGACAATGTCCCCCGATTGTCTCAAAAATTCGAGGACAAAAAAGGACAAAGCGAGGACAATGTCCCCCGTCGTGTCCCTCCTGATGTCCCCAAAAGTGCGGGGACAAATGTGGGGACACACGAGAGGACAGACGAGGGGACGCACCAAGGGACAAGTGCGCCTACTTTGTCCGGGAAGAGTATAGAGATTAGAGATCAGAGTATAGAGCTCAGAGAAAAGAGAATAAATAAACAAGATACAGATGCAGCAGCTGCAGCAGCTATAGGCGTAAGTAATAATATATACACGCGCGAGGCTCCTGCCGGAGAAGACCGTGCGGAGATCGTACAGGCATTCTGCGACAATCTTCAGCCCGGAGCAGGGAGTATGGTGATCGAGCAACTGCACGATCTCATCGACACCTACGGGCAGAAATGGTGCATGGAGGCAATCCGCGAGGCAGCCGGAAGTGGCGGCCGTTCGATCCAGTATGTGCTCCGCATTCTCCAGCGGTGGGAGCGGGACGGATTCAAGGCACAGCGCAAGAAAGGCGGCGGAGGTTATGGCTCTAACATCGGCACGGGCAACGTGGAGGGAACTGGCACGGAGAAGTCCGCGTATGCAGCATACCTTGACGGAGACACGGTCAAAAGAAGCCCGTATGATCTGGGCGGCACGCCCGAAGAGAGCGGAGATTCTGCAGACGATTGGAGCACCGCGAGAGACGATCCGTACGCCGCAGGGGCTTCTCCTGGCAGCACAGGCAGCAGAGACCAAAAAAGCGCATGATGCCGCATGCGCAGGGTGCCCGTACACCGTGGACACATGCCATGAGTGCCGCTACAACGGGCGAGAGTTCCGCGACGAGAGATTCCGTAACCCGCTCCTTTCTTGCATCGCACCCTGTGCCAAGTACAAGACGCAGCAGGAGCAGAAGCGCATCGCAAAGCTCATGGGAGACGGCGGTGTCGGTGAGCGGTTCCGTTCACGCAGCTTCGCGACGTTCCGGGAGACACCTGCGACCAAGCCAGCGGTCGATCTGTGCAAGCGGTTCTGCGCGGCGGTAAAGCGCGATCCCAAAGTGCCGGGACTGCTGCTCAAGGGAAACTGCGGGACGGGAAAGACACATCTGGCAGCCGCAATCCTGCGTGAGACAGCGGAGGCGGGCATTCCGGGAATATTCGTGGTCGTGCCTGACCTGCTCTCGAAGATGCTGGCGAGCTTTGACGCCAAGGACGGCAAAGCAGGAGCTCTTGTCGAGACGGCAAAGAGCGTGCCGCTCCTTGTGTTGGACGATCTCGGAGCGGAAGACCCGAAAGCGTGGGTGGTGGAGCTGGTCTATGTGCTCATCAATCACCGCTACGAGCACATGCTGCCGACGGTCATCACGACCAACTACGACGGTACAAAGATCGGGGAGGTATTCGGCAAACGGATCCAAAGCCGTCTCGCCGAGATGACCGTGCCCGTGAACATCCGAGCGGAGGATTATCGCATGAGAGGAGCATGCTGATAGGAGCAATCATGCTGAAAGAACAGACCCTTTTCGGCGAGGTGGACAAGGTCAAGATCGCCCTGCGCCGCCTACGCCTCAATGAGCCCGAGGAAGGCTATTACGTCGCATTTAGCGGTGGCAAAGACAGCTGTGTAGTTCTCGACCTGTGCAAGCGGGCGTGCGTCGATTACGACGCGCACTATAACGTCACCACCGTAGACCCGCCCGAGCTCACAAAATTTATCCGCAAGGAATACCCAGAAGCATGGGAGGGGCGCAACAAACCAGAAATAGACATGTGGCATCTTATACCCGAAAAGAGAATGCCGCCAACTAGGCGCGTGCGTTACTGCTGTCAAGTACTCAAAGAGCAAGGCGGTAAAGGGCGACTTGTTGTCACAGGAATCAGGCACGCCGAATCCCCCAAGCGAGCCAAACGACAGATGACGGAGACATGCTACCGTCAGCGTACCAAACACTATCTTCATCCAATCATTGATTGGACAGACGAAGACGTATGGGAATATATCAAGACCTACAACATCCCATACTGTTCCTTGTATGATGAAGGCTTCAAAAGGCTCGGCTGCGTCATGTGCCCGTATCAGGGAACGGCGGGGATGAGGAGAGATGCCGCACGCTGGCCGCAATATGCGAAAGCCTATGAAGCGGCATTTTGCCGAATGATTGAAAAACGCCGTGGGGACGGCTATCCAACCAAGTGGGAGACAGGCGCAGAGGTCATGCGCTGGTGGATGGGTGAGGACAACCGCATCCAAGACAATGATGATCAGATCACGCTCTTTGGACTCAGGATGGACGAGAGCAGTGTTTGAGAGGAGAGTCAAAAGAGATGAACATGCACTATCTGTCCCATCCGTTCAGCGGGGACGAAGCGAAAAATCGAGCAGCGGCAGAGGCAATCCAGAGAGAGCTGCAGGAACGGTATCCAAAGACGCTCTACATCAACCCTATCGCGCAATTCAAGGCATTGGCGGGGATGGAGTACGACACCATCATGGGCTATTGCCTCGAACTTCTGGACAAGTGCGGCGCGGTCACAATGACAGGGGACTACCGCGCGAGCAAAGGATGCATGATCGAGCTCGCATACGCCCGAGAGTATCACATCCCCGTGTTCTTCTACGATGCGAATAAGCATGAGTATGTGGAGGAGGAGGCATGAAACCAATCCTTGACGCTTGTTGCGGCTCTCGGATGTTCTGGTTTGACAAGGAGCATCCTGCGGCCGTGTTTATGGACAATCGCAGCTTTGCCCAAAACCTTTGTGATGGACGGCGATTCGAGGTAAAGCCCGATCTGATCGCTGATTTTCGAGAGATTCCGTTTCCAGATGGGAGTTTCCACCTTGTGGCCTTTGACCCGCCGCACCTGTGCAGAGCAGGAAAGACTTCATGGCTTGGCATCAAGTACGGTGTGCTTGAAAGTACATGGCAAGATGACCTGCGTCGAGGATTTGAGGAGTGTATGCGCGTCCTAAAAAAATACGGCGTGTTGATCTTCAAGTGGTCGGAAGATCAGATAAATACAGGGGACGTCCTAAAACTGCTTCCTGTGCAGCCGCTCTTTGGGCATCGGCGAGGAAAATCGATCTGGTTGTGCTTTATGAAATTTCCAGAGGAGGAATCAAAATGAATCACTGGATAGGAATCGGACGCCTGACACGCGATCCAGAGGTAAGATACACACAGAGCGGCAAGGCGATCGCATCCTTCACGCTTGCTATTGACCGTCGCAGGAGCACGGACGGGAATCAACAGGCGGACTTCATCTCGTGCGTGGCATGGGAGAAGACGGCGGAGGTCATCAGTCAGTATGTCTCAAAAGGGCAGAAGATCGCCGTCGAGGGGCGCATTCAGACGCGCAGTTATGACAAGGACGGGCGCAAGGTGTATGTGACGGAGGTCATCGTTCAGAGCATGGAGTTCTGCGACAGCAAAGGCAGCGGCACAAGTTCCGCCGCACCTCCGGAGCAGCAGGGCATGTTTGAGGGGAGCAGAGCGGTAGCCGACTCTGACATTCCGTTTTGAGTACCTACACTGCCATCGTCCTCGGCGATCCGGTCGCGCAGGGACGCCCGCGCTTCTCGCGGCAGGGCGGATTTGTCAAGGCGTATGACCCCGCAAAGAGCCGTGACTACAAGAGTTATGTGCGGATGATTGCGGCGCAGCACGCCCCAGAATCGCCCGTAGAGGGCGCAATCGAGTTCTCCTTGCGTATCTATCGCGCCATCCCCAAAGGGATGCCGAAATACAAGCGTGAGGCAGCAAAGGATGGGAGACTGCGACCAGTAACGAAGCCCGACGTGTCGAACGTCCTGAAGGGCGTTGAGGATGCGCTCAAGGGCGTGTGGTACAAGGACGACAGTCAGATCGTCGGCTACGGGGTGCTCGGTAAGTGGTACGATGAGCGTCCGAGGATTGAGATCATGATGCGAGAGTTGGAGTAATCCAAAGAGTAGGATACAAGGAGCGCGGAGCGATTCGCGCTCTCTGTCTCGTTATTGAGCGGAGGATAGCAGGTGCACAGTTACAACGATTACGAAAAGACGGTATACGGGTATCTACGGAACTATCACCAGTTCAAGGGGCAGCTTGCCAGCCTCCGCATCGAGATCGAAGGCGTGGAGGAGCAGATACGCAGCATCGGGGATGCGAAAATATCGAAGTATGGCGATGCACCCATCGGCGGGTACGATGAGCTATCCGAGGTCGAACGCGCCGTCGTCCGACGCATGAAGCTCGAAGAACGTCTGCCGATCCTGCGCGAGAACTACATCCGCATCCAGACGCTCCTGCGGCGGATTGACAATGCGCTCCAGCTGATGAGCGACACTCACCGCACGATCCTGTGCAGGAAGTTCATGGACGGGGAGCGATGGTATCAGGTGGCACAAGCGACAGGCTACAGCGAGCGCAGCTGTCAGTATCTCGCCCGGGAGGCAATCACAGTGCTCACAAAGACACTGTTCCCAGAAGCCGTGGAGGGGCAGCGCAGCCTTGACTTCGTGTTTCTGGAAAACTGTGGATAACTTGAAGCCTGAAATCTTTGCGCGTTTTTTGCGTATTCTTTGCGCACTTTCTGCGCGTTTTTCTACGGTAAACGTGGTATGATGGTAATGTCGAAAATTGCATAGAGCGCAAGCAGTCCTCGCCGTATCGGTGGAGGGCTTTTCATTTGCCCGAAAGAGAAAGGAGGCGGCAGATTGATCGACTACAAGTCACCAGCAGAGCCGCGCGGCATGACGCGGGACGGCGTGCCCGTGTTCTGCGCGTATGATGAGATTGTCACGCTCGGAGATATTCGACCGAACCCCGGCAACCCGAACAACCACAACAAGAAGCAGGTGCGGCTGCTCGGCGACATCATTCAAGCGACGGGCTGGCGTGCACCGATTACCGTCAGCAAGCGCAGCGGTCTCATTACGAAGGGACACGGGCGCAGGATGGCAGCAGAGGCAAAAGGGTGGAAGTCCGCACCCGTGGAGTACCAAGACTACGCAAGCGAGGAGGAGGAGCACGCCGACCTCATCGCAGACAACCGCATCGCGGAGCTCGCCGACCTCGACATGGGCAAGCTGATGGATATGGTAGAGGAGATGGATACGGGCATCGTACCCGTGGAGCTGACCGGATTCACAGAGGAAGACCTGCAGAGAATCATCGCCTCGATGGAAGGCGCAGATGATTCCGTTGATGACAAGGCAGACGCAGAGCCGGGGGTAGATGATGACTACAAGACGTTCTCCCAGCTCGGCGACCTCTGGCACCTCGGGAACCACCGCCTCATTTGCGGCAGTGCAACCGACGCAGCGGCGATTGAGCGGCTGATGGACGGGCGCAAGGCGCAGCTCGTACACACAGACCCGCCGTACGGTGTGTCGTTTGTTGGGAGTGGGAGAGGAGAAAATAAATTTGGAATGATTAAGGGCGATGACCTGAGGGAAGAATCGCTCGTAGAACTTCTTACACCTGCATTCCATAACTTTGTCAAATACACGGCAGACGATGCCGCCTTCTACATCTGGCACGCATTCAGAACACGCCGCGACTTCGAGGATGCCATGATTGCAGCTGGCATCATGGAGAAGCAGTACATCATCTGGGTGAAGAACAATTTCGTCATTGGTCACAATGATTATCAATGGATGCATGAGCCGTGTTTTTACGCTGAAAAAGCGGGACAAAAGGCAAAATGGTGTGGCGATCGCTCACAGGTCACGTCGTGGACCGTTATTTTAAGGGATGCAGACGGAACGGCGACAACGCTCTCAGGTGGAGTTGTTCTTAAGAATTCGGAGGGACACAAATTATATCTTTCTGAAAAGCCCCCAAAAGGGAAGAAATTGCGTTATATCAGGTTGAGCAAGGGGCGAAGCGTGTGCCTTTTTGAGCCTGGTTCAGAAAGCACCGTATGGAAAGTTGATAAAGACAGCAAGACCGTACACCCAACGCAGAAGCCCGTTGAGCTGCCGATTCGGGCGATCACCAACAGCACGGAGGCAGGCGATATCGTGATCGACTTCTTCGGTGGTAGCGGATCAACGCTGATCGCAGCAGAGATGACGGGGCGTATCTGCTACAGCACGGAGATTGATCCTCGGTACGTTGACGCCATCATCCGACGGTACATTGAGACCAGCGGAAAGCAGACCGTCACCGTAGAGCGCGACGGTGTGACAATGACGCTGGATGAGGTCGTGGGGGAAAGGCACAGGAGGTGACGTTAATGCATGAGCAGGAAGATATCGAACGAGCAGGAGCAATGGGAACGCCAGGCGGGTGAATCTTCGGTCGCGTACGAAGCCTTTCTGCTCTACCGAAACATGAGCCATGAGCCGGACGGCGAGAAGAAGAAACGTCGTCTGGCAAGTGTCGCGGAAAAGTTAGGGAAATCGCTGAAATTGATCGAGCGGTGGAGCTTCACATGGAACTGGGTAGAGCGGGCACGGGCGTACGACAACGAGCTGCAGCGCATCAGCATGGAGGAGACGCGCGAAGCCGTCCGCAAGATGCTCAAAGACCACATGAAGATGGCACAGGCGCTGCAAAAGAAGGCGATGACCGCACTCCTGCGGCTGGACGATGAGAGCCTGTCCGCGAAGAACATCCTCGACTACCTCGCACAGGGCATCGAGCTCGAGCGTCAGGCTCGCCTCGAGGCGGCGGATGTTGGCAGACCTGGTGCGACGAAGGGAAGTCCCATCGCAGCACTTGAAGAGCCGGAGCAGTCGACCATGGTGCAGCTCGTAGAGACCCTACAAAAAGCGCGTGAGAAGAGGAGGACCCCCTGATGGAGTTTCGCGACTGGGGAATCAAGGCACTGGACTTCATCGAAAAGCCGATTGAGGAGGATGCCTTCATCAACATCCTGGAGGGCAGCGTTCGCAGCGGCAAGACCGTCGCCATGATTCCGAAATGGCTGAACTACATCATGATGGGACCGCCGGGGCTTCTGCTCATGACGGGTGTGTCCAAAGACACGATCTACGACAACGTGCTGAATGATCTCTTTGACACCATCGGCGAAGAGAACTACCACTACAACCGCCAGAGCGGATCACTGGATGTGCTCTGGCGGGACGCAGACGGCGAGCACATGCGACGCATCAAGGTCGTTGGCGCGAAGGACGAAGGCTCGGAGAAATTCATCCGAGGAAAAACCCTTGCAGGGGCGTATTGCGATGAGCTGACGTTGATGCCCGAGCGGTTCTTCAAGCAGCTCCTCAACCGCCTCAGTGTGCCAGGCGCGAAGCTCTACAGTACAACAAATCCAGATTCACCGATGCACTACCTCTACAAGGAGTACGTCACAAGCGAGCAGAAGCTCCGTGACGGTCTCGTGAGTGTAGTGCATTTTGAGCTCGACGACAATCCGAATCTCACGGACGATTACAAGACGAATATCCGCAGCTCGTACTCGGGAATGTGGTTTAAGCGGATGATCCTAGGTCTCTGGGTGCTCGCAGAGGGCATCATCTACGACATGTTCAGCGACGATCTGCTCTTTGACGATGCAGAGTTCACGAATACGCTGAAAAGCACCTGCCGTCGCTTCATCGCGTGTGACTACGGCACAAAGAACCCGATGGTATTTCTCGACATTTACGACGACGGCGAGACGATATGGATCCCGAATCTCTATTACTGGGACAGCCGCAAGGAGCAGAGGCAGAAGACAGACGCGCAATACGCAGACGATCTCGAGAAGATGGTCGGCGAGGAGTACCCAGACTTTATCGTCATTGACCCCTCAGCGGCGAGCTTCAAACTCGAGTGTCAAGGGCGCGGCTTCCGTGTAAAGGACGCGGACAATAGCGTCAATGACGGTATCCGCGAGGTCGCAAAGCTCCTGACGAAGAAGAAAATCCGTATCCACCGAAAGAACTGCCAGCCGATGATAGACGAGTTCCAGAGTTACGTCTGGGATGAGAGAGCGGCGCGGATGGGTGAGGAGAAGCCCGTCAAACAGGCAGATCACGCGATGGATGCCCTACGCTATTATGTCCACACAATGCTACCGAAATGGAGGCGGAGAGAATGAGCAAGAAGAAAAAGCCGGCCGTGCGGCAGCATAGAACAAACGACGCATTTCAGAATCCCATGACGCGCACGGGCGTATTCACACCGAATCCGCTCGAAGCGACAGCGTACCCATTGACACGGTTCACGCGGGACTGGCAGACGATCAACAGCCTCTATCGCTCACACTGGATCGTCCGCCGCATTATCGACGTAGTGCCCGAGGACATGATCAAGAACGGATACCATATCCTGACGCAGCTCTCGCCCGACCAGATCAAGAAGATTGTGCGATGCGACCGCACAACACGCACCAGCCGCCGCATTCTCGAAGGGCTGAAATGGGGGAGGCTCTACGGGGGAGCAGGGGCGCTCATCATGATCGAGGGACACGAGAACCAGCTGGATCAGCAGCTCGACTACGACACCGTGATGCCCGGCTCGTACAAGGGGCTGCTCGTCCTTGACCGTTGGTCGGGGGTAACGCCCGAGGACAAGCTCGTCGAAGACATCTCGGATCCTGAGTTTGGAATGCCGGAGTACTACACCGTATCCAGCGACGCACTGACGGTCGGTATCCGTGTGCACCACAGCCGCATCATTCGATTCATGGGGCGACCGCTCCCGTATCTGGAACAGCTTGCAGAGACATACTGGGGCGCGTCGGAGTTGGAGCATGTCTTTGACGAACTCCGAAAGCGCGACAACGTCAGCTGGAACATTGCCATGCTGACGTTCATGGCAAACCTCCGCGTGATGAAGATGGACGGCATGAGTCAAGTCCTCGCCGTCGGGAACGAACAGGCGCAGATGCAGCTCTACAACACAGTCCAAGGCATGAACGCCATGATGAACAACAACAGCCTCCAGATTCTCGACAAAGACGATGGGTACGAGACGCACCAGTACACCTTTGGCGGCATCGGCGAGACCTATGACCGCTTCATGATGGACGTAGCAGGGGCAGCAGAGACCCCGGTGACAAAGCTCTTCGGGCGCAGCCCTGCGGGGATGAATGCCACGGGCGAGAGCGATATGCAGAACTACTACGACACGATCGAGGAAAAACAGGAAGCAGAGCTGCGGCCTGTGTATGACAAGATTCTGCCGATCATGTTCATCTCGACGCTCGGTGGGATTCCAGACGACTGGGACTACGAGTTTAATCCGATTCGCCGTCCGCGTGATGATGAGATGGCAGACCTCGCCTCGAAGAACACGGACAGCGTGACAAAGGCGTTTCAAGCGGGCATGGTCAGCCAACGGACGGCACTGAAGGAACTGCGCCAGCAGTCCGAGATGACGGGAATGTGGTCGAACATTACGGATGAGGACATCGACAAAGCCGACGATTCGGTCATGCAGCCGGATGAAGGCATGGGCGATCTGATGGGCGGGGTGTTCGGCGGCGCACAGGAAGAGGAGGCGGAAGAGCCGCAGCCGCAGAGGACGAGCGACGCGAAATGGGATGAGGGCAAGCACCCGAGGCGCGATAACGGACAATTCGGAAAGGGGTCGACAAATGCCGAAAAAAGTGATAGTGTAGCACCAAGCCCTAGCGGCGCGAACCGGTTGCAAGTGCGTGGCTTTGCCAATAAACAGCGGTTGATGAACCACTGGAAGAACGGCAGAACTCATCGGGAGGAATACCCGGGGTTCACGATGGAACAGTACGTCGAGCGCGCGGTGCGTCTTGCAGAAATGCCGACGGGCGGGGATATCCTCGGACACATCGACAAAGACGGAATCGTGGTGCGGTATGACCGCAAGGAGAATGATTTCGTCAAAGCCAACGTCAAGAAAGGCATTCGCACATTGTTCAAGCCCGTAGATGGGGAAGCATACTACACGAAAGCACGAAAGGATGATATCGATCATGGCGGAAAAGATTAAATGTCCCGTGTGCGGGAAATTCGAGTTCGAGGAGCGTGACGACTTCGAGATTTGCGATGTTTGTTATTGGGAAAACGATGACTTGCAGAGACGCAACCCAGACATGAGCGGCGCAAACCGAATGTCTCTCAACGAAGCACGCCAAGCCTACAAAGAGGGCAGACAAATCCGATAACTGAACCGTCTCGAAAGAGGCGGTTTTTTGATACCTGTTTTTAGGAGGCGAGTGGATGGGTGAGCCGCTATGGATGCCGAAACGCAGGATAGAGGTCGCGTTCCGCAGGGCGCTCCTCGAGATCGCAAAGGGAATCGTGATGCGCGTCGGAGAGACGAGCGATCCACAGCTCGTTGTCGCGACACTGGAACACATCGCGAAGACGCCTGACTTCATCCGACTCTCGGAGGCAATCGCGCTGAAGATGGTGACGGGACTGTTCGACGATACGGCGCGTACATGGCGCGAGGCAGCGCAAAACAACGGCAGGGGCAGGGAGATATATGCAGCCCTGCAAAAGGAGCTTCTGGGGGCACGTGGGGCGCGCATACGGGCACTTGTGAAGGAGAATGCCGCCCTGATAAAGACCCTTCCGAAGAACATCGCCGACAATGTGACGGCGTACGTCGCGCGCGAGACGATGAAGGGGCGAAGAGCGTCCGACATCGCCGATGAAATCCGAAGTATGTTCCCGAAGGACACGAAAGCGCGGGCGCAGCTGATCGCACGGACGCAGGTGTCCATGACGCAGACGAACCTCGTGCGGGCACGGGCGGAAGACCTGGGGCTGGACTGGTATGTGTGGCGGGCATGCGGAGGTAATAACGGTGACGGCAGGACACGATCCAGTCACCGGCACATGAGCGGCGTGCTCGTACGTTGGAGCGACCCGCCCGCGCCCGAGGACTTGTTTCCTCTGCGACGCGTCGATGGCACGCCGTACAAGAACACGCTCGGGCACTATCACGCAGGGCAGTGCCCGAATTGCAGGTGCTACCCGGAGCCTGTCGTTGATTTGGATTTGCTAAAATTCCCGATGCGGGTGTATCACAGCGGACACGTTGAGCGTATGCCAAGGAAACGGTTTGAAGGAGGATTCTGATGTGGGAAACAAAATGAGGCGCGTCGCACTCGGACTGATGGCGCTCTCCATGCGTCTGGACGCCTACGCCATACATAAGGGAATGACGATGGACGCAGCTCACCCGAAAGACCCTGACCCGAAGAACTGGCGCACGATCAACGGCTCGAAGGTGCACCTGACGGAGGGGAAAATCGACGGCGGTGCTGGCGGGAAGTTCACCGGCAAGGAGTGGACGGGAAAGACGAAGCATGAGTTCACGCCGAAGGAGAAGCCGAAACAGGAAGAGGCGAAGACAAAGGCGAAGAAACCGGCTGAAAATCCGAAATCTGCTCCGAAACTGCAGGCTATAACCAAACCGCAAGCAAAGAAAGTGGAGACGGGAGCTTTTGAACAAATCTCATCCTCCAAGCAGAAAAATAACATCTCATTCCTTGCAACTTACGGGGCTTTGGGAGGGGACGTCAGTGCCGTCCCAGAGGTTAAAAGCATCCAAAAATATTATGGATTAGGAAATGCAGAAGTAGCGGCGATCAAGAATGTGTATGAGGAGCTAAAAAACAAGAAAATCTCCAAGGAAGCGTTCAAGGATACCGTCGCTTCAATTATTAAATATGGTGCGGTCGGAGAAATCCCGCAGCCTAAGGCAAAGAAACTGGGAGCACGGGCGGAGCAGACAAATACCAGCGAGATGGACAAATCTTTCAACAAATACAATGCAACAACGGGAAAAGAGCACGAACGTGCTGTACGTAAATTTGTAAAGGAGGGCATAGAAAGGGCTACGGCATCAGAAGTGCAAGATTTTTACCGGAAAAATCCACCAAAAACACTCGACCCTAAAAAACATAAAAAGGTAATGAGAGAGTACAATGATTCAATGGAAAGACATCTAAAGTCGGTGGGGGTAACAGAAAAAGAAATAGAAGACTTCAAGCAAAATATTCAAAGGATCGTAAGCAATTCTGATTATTGTATGCAAATCGATTCAGAGTACCTCGAAAATTGCAATGAAGACTGGTTCAAAAACCTATTTGAAACAAAAACCAGTAACGGACTGGATGATGAAGGCGCAAGACGTGCTGCATCAAGCAATTTATTTGGCTGTGATACTGAAAAAATAAAAGCGTTTGACATGGAACGCTATGGTTTTGCCGGGCAAAGAGAAATGGGAAGTCAAACCATGACAGAATCATCGTACAAAATTGCAGGCGGTGCCCTTGGTTATGGAGACGCAACCGTACAGTTTAAGAAGGACAGGCTAAAGGGGAGAGTTACGTATACTTTAGGGGATAGTCTCGGGCCAGCATCGAATGATCCTCCTCTCAGAGCTGCGCTTGTTGGAGAAAAAACATTAGCTGGTTGCCCTAATGTTGACGCTATTTTCAATCCTATGGATGATACAATAAAAAGAATAATAAAAAACATGCGTAAAGAAAAATCCTACACATTAGATATGTTGACGAAAGATCTCGACAGCTATGTGGAACTACAGTACCATGGAGCTTTGACGATGGCAGACGTAGAAGCAATTACAATCGACAAAGGAAAATTATCTACGAAAGTCATAAGCAAAATCCGAGAGAGAGGAGTAAAAGTGTACATAAGAGCAATTATGGGAGGGAAAATACACATCGAAGAATACGATGCGAAGAAGAATTAAGCCTTGACTGAAAGAAAATCATTTTGCATAATAAACGCAAGGAGAGGATGGTGATGTAAAAATGAGAGAATACGAAAAAATCATTCTTTATACCAACGACGCTGTCATGTACAAAATGAAAAATGGATGGTTCTACCTCGTCAGTACAAGACTTGATGAAATCCCCGTATTTCATATGGCAATGAAATACATGAGGCATCAGCCATACTTTAATCAAGGAGAACCACCAGAAGCACTTCTGAAAGCGACAAACAAACTGTTGCAGGAGCTTCCGCTTAATCCAAATGTCTATAGAAAGCTGTTCGAAAACGAAGAGACAGTTCCATTCAACGATAGAGCAGATTTCTAGCTTACTAGCCCAACCACCCGAAAAGGGTGGTTTTCTTATGCCCAATTTTGAGGGGGAATGTCCATTGAAAGCATTCTACGGGGCAAGATTCTCGCCCCACATGACAAAGACGCCCGAGGGCTTCCTCGTGTGTCACAGCGTCCCGATCTGCCGCACGGGGATGCAGGAATACATGCCGCAGGAGCTCGGAGTAAAAGACCATGACGGCGGATTCCTCAATGTGTACCGCGAGGAGAGCGAGGTATTCAAGCCCTCGGCAGTCGCGTCCTTCGAGGGCAAACCCGTGACAGACGACCACCCGCCCGTCGGTGTGGATGCGTCCAACTACGCGAGCTACACCAAGGGAACAGTGCAGAATGTCCGACGCGGCAGCGGGGAGGACAGGGATAAGCTGATTTGTGATCTCGTCGTGTACGACGCCGCGCTCATCGCCAAGATTGATGCGGGTAAGCGCGAAATTTCGTGCGGCTACGAGTGCAAATACATTGAGAGAGACGACGGCACATACTGTCAGATGGATATCATCGGCAATCATGTCGCAGTCGTCGAAGAGGGGCGCGCGGGGCACGAAGTAGCAATCCGCGACGCTAAGGTAAAGCCAGAAGGAGGAAAACAGATGGCAAAAAAGGGCAGTATTCTGCATCGGATGTTTGCGGCATTCGCAAAAGATGCAGAGCCGGAGGAAGTCCGCGAGGCGGCACGCGCCGTTGATGAAGCGGAAGGTAGCGGCAATCCGGAGGAAGTGCAGGAGACACACAACAAAGATGTCGCGGCACTCATGGACGCGGTCGCCGCACTCAACGCTAAGGTTGACGCATTCACGAAGGCGCAGACGCAGGACGATGACCCCGACGAAGAGCCGGACGAGAAGTCAGAGGAAACAGAGACACTGGACGAACTCGAGGAGGAGCTGGAGGAGGGAGATCCTGCGCCGACCGAGGATGACGAATCCGAAGAGGAGAGCGTGACTGTACCACCGGAGCAACTCGAGGACGAAGAGCCGGAGGAAACCCCTGCGGATGATCCGCAGCCCGCCCCCACGGCGGACAGGGCACTCGCGCTCTCGGTCATCCGCACGATGAAGCCGTTCATCGCCGCAATGCCCGCAGGACAGCAGAGACGTGCAGCAGACGCGCTCTCGCGCACGCTCAAGAAGGCAATGTGCACAAAGGACACGCAGCCGCTTCCTGGCGGTTACGGTGCGTTCTCGCAGCGTCGCAAGACCGTGGGAGGCCCCGCC